GTTAAAAAATATAAACCCCTTAAAAAGAATCCTCTTAGCAGGACATTTACTGTTTAGGCAAAGAGTGGTACAATCTAAGAAGTTGTACAACCGAAAAAGGCTTAAACATGACAAAACTATGTGCTAGAGGCAAAGCGGCCGCTAAAAGAAAATTTAAAGTATACCCGTCTGCATATGCGAACGCATACGCTAGTAAGATTTGTGCGGGTAAAATAAAAGATCCATCAGGAACTAAAAGAAAAGATTGGGGACCTAAAAAAGCTAGTAAAGGTGCAGATATAAAAATTAAAAAAGTTGCAAAAGCTTTACACAAAGCATCAGGATTACATAAACAACAAGCTAAAACATTAGAATCAATAAAAGCTAATAAAGGAGCTTATACAGGTTCTTATATGAAAAGCGAGATTGCTGGAGAACCTGCATCTAATGAAAGTTTAGTTTCATACTATGGAGACATGATAGATGTCTAGTCGAGGAACTTGTTGGGAAGGATACGTCCAAAAAGGAATGAAGAAAAAAGGAGGACGAATGGTTCCTAACTGTGTGCCTGCTGGTATGAAAAGAGGTGGACTCAAACAATGGTTTCAAGAAAAGTGGGTAGATATTGGAGCAAAAAAGAAAGATGGTAAGTTTCAAGAATGTGGAAGAAAATCAGCTTCTGGTTCTAAAAGAAAATACCCCAAGTGTGTTCCACTTGCAAAAGCTAGAGCTATGTCTAAATCACAAAGATCATCAGCTGTAGCAAGAAAGAGAGCTGCAGGTAACACAGGACCAAAACCAACTAATGTAAAAACAATTGCTAAAGCAAGCACGGGTGGTATGGCAGATTATTATAGAGGTATAGTTTAATGGCTTACGATTACGCAAAAAAATATTATAAAAATGCAAGTCCAGCAAATAAAAAAAGATTTAACGAAATCGTAGATGATTTACGAATAGATATGTCTTTTGATTCCGCTATTAATGAAGGTTTAAGAAAAATAAGAGAAGAAATTAGAAATACATCTGGAGGAAAAAAATTTAATACAGGTGGTATAATACTAACTAAAGATAATTACTATAAGGATTTATTATAATGGCAAGTTCTGGAACTACAGCATTTGATTTAAACATTGATGAGATTATAGACGAAGCTTACGAAAGATGTGGAGTGTCTACAGAATCTGGTTATGATTTAAAAAGAGCAAGAAGAAATTTAAATTTATTGTTATCTGAATGGGGTAATAGAGGATTACATCTTTGGAAAGTAAAAAACAAAGAACAACTTTTAACTGCAGGAACATCTCAATACGCAACTCCAAGTGATTGTAGCGATGTGTTAGAAGCTTATATATCTACAGGAACAGGAAATGGACCAACAATAACAGATGTGTCTTTAACAAAAACTGACAGATCTAACTATGCTGCATTACCCAACAAAGGTGCTACAGGTCAGCCATCACAGTATTATGTAGATAGACAAATTACACCACAAATATATTTGTACCAAACACCAGATGCAACTACTTATACTTATTTAAAATACTACTACATTGGTAGAATTGAAGATGCAGGAGGATACACAAAAACTCCAGACGCACCTTTTAGATTTTTACCTTGTATGGTTGCAGGTCTTGCATACTATGTTTCTTTTTTAAAAGCTGCAGACAGAACTCAAATGTTAAAACTAGCTTATGAAGATGAAATGAAAAGAGCACTAGATGAAGATGGTTCTAGAACTTCTTTGTATATTTCACCACAAACTTACTTTGGAGATGGAGTGTAATGGGATACGCATCAGGAAAACAATCTCACGCAATATCAGATAGATCTGGACAATCTTTTCCTTATAAAGAAATGGTTAGAGAATGGACAGGTGCATTAGTTCATATATCTGAGTTTGAACCTAAACATCCTCAAATAAGAAGAAAAACAGTTAAAGCAGATGCAATAGCTTTACAAAATTCTAGATCTCAAGATTTTAATTTAACTTCTGGAGGATCTAGATTTACAACAGTTAATTTAAAATTACCTGGTGAGTTTGCTTTTGAATCTTCAGGAATGCAACCTGATGATGGATCAGAACAAAATAGACAAAGACAATTAATTGGTATTTTAGGTACCGTAACAGTGAGTATTACATAATGGCTATTACACATTCAGCATTTTTAACACAAGTAAGAAACTACACAGAAGTAGACTCCAATGTGTTATCTGACACTATCATTGATCAATTTATTAGAGTAATTGAAGTAGATGTAGCGGGTAAGGTTGATTACGACGATCTTAGAAAATATGCTAACTCTAATTTTACAGCTGGTAACAGAGCTATATCTATGCCATCTGATGCCATGATTTTAAGATCTATTGAACACATTGATTCAAGTGGTAACAGAACATTTTTAGAAAAAAGAGAGACAAGTTTTATATCAGAATTTAATTCAACAGGCACTCAAGGCACTCCTAAATATTTTGCTAATTGGGATGACTTTAATATTATTGTAGCACCCGTTCCAGCTTCTGCGGATACAGTTCAAATAAATTATATAAAAGATCCGCCTCATTTTAATTCTACCACGAATACTTTTTTATCTACTTATCAAGATCCCATGTTATTACATGGTGTACTTACAGAATGTTTTTCATACCTAAAAGGACCTATGGATCTGTACAACTTATATAAAAGCAAGTATGATGAAGAAGTACAAGCTTTTGCCCTACAACAAATGGGCAGAAGAAGACGAGGAGAATACGATAGTGGGGTACCTAGAGTTAAGATACCTTCACCATCACCATAAAATTAAAGGAGAAAAATTATGGCTATTACAACAAATGCAATTTGTGATTCTTTTAAAAAAGAATTACTACAAGGAAAGCATGACTTTGATACATCTTCTGACACATACAAGTTAGCGATGTACACAAGTTCTGCAACTTTAGGTAAATCAACTGAGAACTACACAACTAATAACGAAGTATCATCATCAAACTACACAGCTGGTGGCGGAACTCTTGTTAACCAAGGTGTGAAAGTTTCATCATCTGTGGCTATTACAGACTTTGCTGATTTATCTTTTCAAAACGTAACTCTTACTGCAAGAGGTGCTTTAATTTACAACACAACAACTGACGGTGGATCAAACACTACTGACGCTGTTGCTGTATTAGATTTCGGTGGTGACAAGACTGCAACTTCTGGAACATTTACAATTCAGTTCCCTGCATTCACAACATCTGCTGCGATTTTAAGATTAGCATAATAATTATGGGAGCCCGATTCAGTGACAACAAAAACATTTACTGTTACAGTTTCTAACCCTGGATCGGGTAACCGATATTATATAGACGGAGTTTTACAAGCTACTGTCTCTTTAGCTTATGGTGCTACCTATCGTTTTGATCAATCAGATTCTTCAAACGCAGGCCACCCTTTAAGATTTTCAACTACCTCTGATGGTTCTCATGGGGGAGGTTCTGCATATGTTCCCGGTATTACAGTAGTCGGAACTCCAGGTTCATCTGGAGCGTACACAGAATTTTTCGTAACTGAAGTTGGTCCACCATCAACAATGTATTATTATTGTACGCAACACTCAGGTATGGGTGGAGCTGCGAATTTAACCTCTAATTCTTGGGGTGGTTTATCTTGGGGCAATGGCACTTGGGGTGATCAAGGTCATATTGATTTTTCAGCTACAGGACAATCTTTAACTTCAAGCATTGGAACTTTACAATCAGTTACAGGAAACTCTATTGTTCAACCAAGTGGACAACAACTTGCTTCATCGCAAGGAACAACAGTTGGTGGTACGTCAGTTACCGTTCAAGTAACGGGAAATTTAGAATCAATGGGTGTTGGTCAGGTTGTTTCTGGAATAGGTGTCCTTACAACAGGATCATCTATGAACTCAAGTATAGGAGCTGCTACTGTAGATGAATCTACACTTACCGGAGAAGGTTGGGGTAGAGATGCATGGGGATCTTTTGCATGGGGTGTAAATTACTCGGTAGCTGTAACAGGCCAATCTTTAACATCAACAATTGGAAATGAAACAGCGTTTACAGATGTGACTGTTGATGTCACGGGACAATCGCTTACGTCTACACAAGGATTAATATCATTAAAAGGAGATTTTGGTATTGTAGTTTTTGCTGCTGAAGATCAATTAGATTTTAGTATTGGAACTTTAACTTTTGATGCTGACGCTAATGTTTCTGTTTCCGGTATTTCTATGACAGCATCACCAGGAACCGCAGTTGGAGGATTAAAAACACCTGTTGATGTATCTGGAATTCAAGCTTCAATGAGTATAGGAAATATCTCTCTTGTTCAAACGACCACAGAATCAGTGTCTGGAATTGCTGCGACCATGACACTTGGACAACATGCAGAAATACCTGGTCAAATGATAGGTGTTTCAGGACTATCTATGACTTCATCTTTGGGGGAAGAAGAAGTTATTGGAGGAGCTTTAGTAATTCCAACAGGCATACAGTTGACAGGTTCTGTAGGAAGTCCTAATATTACTGCGTGGGCAGAAATAGATTTAGGAGTCAACAATGTTTGGACACCCGTTGATCTAGCAGCTTAAATAATGTATTATACATATTACTAAGGAGATTTTTTATGGCATCAAGTTATTCAAGTGATCTTAAACTAGAGTTGATGGTAACCGGTGAAAACGCTGGTACTTGGGGTGACAAAACAAACACAAACTTAAACTTAATTCAACAAGCTGTAGCTGGATTTGAACAAATTACTCTTTCTTCTGGAGGAACTGTAGCACTTGTAATGTCGGATGGTGCTATATCAAATGCAAGAAATTTAGTTATTAAATTTGCTACTGCAACAATCGCAGCGAGCACTGTTTGTACTATACCAGATTCTATAGAAAAATTTTATATCTTTGATTGTTCAGGATTAACAAATCCATCAAACTTAACAATTAAAACTGCTTCAGGAACAGGATTTACTCCTGACGCTGCAAAAATTTATGCAGCATATTCTGATGGAACAAATTTAAATGAAGTGTCATTAGACACTTTAGGTGGCACAGTAGCTGCAGCACAAATTGCTGATAGTGCAGTGACTACTGCAAAAATTGCAGATGATGCTGTTACTTCAGCTAAGATAGCTGACGATGCTGTTGTGACTGCTGCGATTGCAGATGATGCTATTACTACTGCCTTGATTGCAGACGATGCTGTTGGTGCCGATCAACTTGCAAACACTGCCGTAACTGCGGGATCTTATACAACTGCAGACATTACTGTTGATGCTCAAGGAAGAATCACTTCTGCTGCAGATGGATCAGGAGGTGGCGGAGGAATGTTTTTAAGAGTTCAAAGTGCTGGATCAACATCGGGTACTTTTACTTCTGCTGCTGGATCTTCAAATTACGCTGCCTTTGCGTGGGCAGGAGGCGGTGGAGGAGGAGGCTCCTTATTTAATTGGGGAAAAGCTGGTGGTGCTGGAGGAAATGGTGGCTATGGTTACTACCATGGCACTCTTACAGGTAACACTGCATATCCTTATTCTGTTGGAGCTGGTGGAAACGCTGGAGGACCTGCATCTGCGGGAAGCGCTGGTGGTGCTACAACTTTTACAAATTTATTTACAGTAAATGGAGGTGGCGGTGGAAATGCTCCGTCTATGAACGCAAATGGAAATACGGGTTCTGCAGGAAGTGCTCCAGGTGCTGCTATTGTATTTGCTCCTAAAACTTTTATGATCGTAAGTGATTTAGGTGGTGGTGGACCAGGTGGTCCGTTTGGTCCTGGACAACAAACAAACCCAGGCACTGCTGGAACTGCTGGCGGTATTATTTTTTATGAGAATAGTTTAACATAAGGTATTTTAAATGGCATATTGTATATTAAACCCAAATGAATCTAACAAATTAAACATTCATAGAATTGCTGAAAATGAAGAAGAAAAAAATTTGTTTCATACTACTGATAATTTTATAGTAGTAGATTTAAGTGATGAAGACTTTAACAAAATAAAAATTAATACTCATTTTATATCAGGATATTCAGAAGAAAATGGTTATCAGCTACAAGCACACGAAACAAATGATCTTGGTATTTTTAATAAAGGATCTCTTCAAAGTCATTTAAATTTTTTAAGTTCTTCTATTGCAAATTATTTAAGTAATAATAATCAAGAGAGCTCAATCAGATCTTTTTGGGAAACTTATAAAGGTGTAATTGACGGTTTTGATGTAGAATCATTAACTTATCCTACTAATTTTTCTTGGGAAAAATATTGTCAAGATAACGGAATACCTTTTAAAAGTATTTTACAATTACCATAATATTTATTATAAAAGGTTATGTTTTTTCAAAATATAACTTTTAGTGCTCCTAAAAATTATTTAAATAATACTAAAGATTACCCAAAACCAATTAAACTAAATATACCTCATTGGTTTAAAGATTTAGAGCACACAAAAAATAATTTTACTGTTAAAGGTTGTGTGCCTTTTTTAGAAACCTTAAAAACGGGTTATGTCTTGAGTTTACCCCAAGATTTTATTTTACAATATGATTCATTAGGTGAAATGAACTTTCAACCTTCTCAAGAATCAAACAGTCAATTACCTTTAAACAAGCGTGGTACTCATCACATACATTCAATAAAACAATTTGAAGGCTCTCCTATACAAAAAACCAATTTAAACTTTTCTGTTAATAAAATAATAAACCCGTGGATAATTAAAACACCTCCTGGATATTCATGTTTGTTTATGTCTCCATTAAATAATACAGATGATAGATTTAGTATAATATCTGGTATAGTAAATACAGACACTTATGACCAGCCTATAAATTTCCCTTTTAATATAAATGGTGATAAATATCCTAATCAAGACACTGTATTAAAAAAAGGTACTCCTTATGTTCAAATAGTGCCTTTTAAAAGAGACTCATGGAAAATGAAAATTAATAGCTATAATACAGAAAAATTAGATTTAGATATTTACAATTTTTTTTTAAAAATTTACCACAAATATAAAAATAAATTTTGGACAAAAACAATATGGAAATAAAAAATTATATATTAGAATTTGAAAATATCTTAACAAAAGATGAATTTAATATATTTGAAAAATGTGTTAAAGACAATATTTTTTCTTTTCAAGAAGCTAAAGTTTATGAAACTAATGAAACTGATCAAGCTGTGAATACAAATTTAAGAAAAACAGAGACATGTCCTTTTTTTAATTTAGGCGTAGAAAGTATGACTGTGGTTTTTTGGGCAAATAAATTAAAAAATATTTTTAATAATGCTTTAAAAGATTACGCTAAAATCACAAATACTCACATTGATGCAAAAGTAAATACTATTGAATTATTAAAATATAAAGTAGGTGGTTTTTTCCTACAACATACTGATCACGTTACAAAAAATCCAAGAGCTATAAGTTTTATTTACTTTTTAAATGATGATTACGAAGGTGGTGATTTAATTTTTAGATTACCTCATGGAGAAAATTTAAAAATAAATACTAAAAAAAATAAACTTTTAGTTTGGCCTAGTAATTTTTTGTATCCACATGAAGTTATGAAGGTCACTAAAGGTATAAGATATTCGATAGTAGCATGGGCAAATTAGGTGTAGATTTTAATTATTTAAAAATAGAAAACTTCTTAAAAGAAGATATTCTTGAAGTTCTTAAACATTATTGTGAAATGAAAAACAGAGTGGTTGATGAAAAGCACTTATTAAATAATCCCATAAGTAAATTGACTTGTGCTGAGTTATCTTATTACGGAGAACCTTTAATGGATTCTATCTTATTATATTGTCAAAAAAAAGTTGAACAAAATTCAAATAGAACTATATTGCCTTCTTATTCTTTGTGGAGAACATACACATATGGTAGTTATCTTTTACCTCACATAGATAGACCTTCATGTGAGATTAGTGTTACAATTCACTTAAATGGAGATGGGACTGATTGGCCATTTGAAATAGAAGATACTTCTATCAAAACTAAACCTGGTGATGGTATTATATATCTAGGAAACAAAGTTACACATGGTAGAAAACAATTTTTAGGAGATTTTCAAACTCAACTTTTTTTACATTATGTTGATGCAAATGGTAAATTTAAAGATTTTGAAAAAGATAAAAGAGCAACATTAGGAGTAGTAAAATGAGATTTATACAAAATGGAAAAGACGGAAGCTGTAGAGTAATTTTTTCTGAACAAGAAAAAAAAATAATAAACGAAAAAGGCGAGTTTATGTTAGATGCAATGGCATTAAGACATTTTAGTAATCATCTTATGAGAATAGTTCATGAATTTTATAAACTATTTCCAGAAGAAATAAAACATAAACAGACTTTTGAGGACTCGGAGTGTGAAGGAAAATAAAATTTATAAATGCATAAATAATTTTATTGAAAATGATAAGACAAGAAAAATAAATCATATTTTAAATTTGCCGTCTTTCCCTTGGTATAAAACATCTTATAAAAATACTTTTACTCATATTCTATTTCAAGATGGGAATCCCATAAGTTCATTTGTAGATTTACTTGAAGGATTTCCAGAACAGATAAAAGAAAATATTTTTTTTTCTCAACTTTTTTTAATAAGTAAAAAAGATAAAATTGAAAAGATATTAGAAAAACCATTTGAAGAAAAAGCTAATCAATTTACAAATTTAATATATTATGTAAATAGTTGCGATGGCGAAACATTGATAGGTTCTGTTGCAAAATTTAAGTCTGTGCAAAATAGAGCAATATTTTGTTCTTCACATTTGTCAATTAATGAAACAAACTGCACTGATGAAGATTTTAGAATAATTTTGTACATTACTTATAAAACTCATGATTAAACCAAATTTATCACCAAAATTTTTAGATTGGGTAAGAAGTAATGATTTTTCAAATAAAATTTTGTTAGAATTAGGTAGTGGAGATTCAACAATTTTTTTTTCTCAATATTTTAAAAAAGTATACTCATATGAAGATGATGTAAATTATTATGAAAATTTAAAAAAAAATTTATCTAACAATGTAGATTACAAATTATTTAATAAAAACATATTTAAAGATATTGATTTTAAAAACAAAGTATCTGAGAGTGACGTATTTTTAATAGATAATCATCTGGAAAGAATTCCAAGAGATCAATTTGCTTTTTACATTCATAAAAATAAAAAACCATTTTCAATAATAGTTTTAGATAATGGAGATTGGAATTACAAAGCTTATGAATTTTTAAGATCTAATTATTATTGTTATGATTTTTTAAAAATTGATGAGACAGAAAATAACGAACTTACGCAAACAACTGTGTTTTTTCACCCAAGAATTAAAAAGTAAAGATACTTTAAATACATTGATCTATAGTATATAATATCGTTATGCCTTTAACAAAAGTAAATATAGCTCCAGGATTTAATAAACAAGTCACTCAAACAGGTGCCGAAGGCCAATGGACTGATGGTGATTTTGTTAGATTTAGATACGGACTACCTGAAAAAATAGGTGGTTGGGAACAGATTGTAGACAATAGTTTAGTAGGAGCTGCAAGAGATCAATTTGTATGGGCAGATTTAGATGGCAGAAGATATGCAGCTATAGGAACTAATAAACTTTTAGTTATATATTATGAAGGTGCCTTTTATGATATTACACCACTTGGTACAGCTTTAACAGGATGTACATTTGACACCGTAAATACTTCAGCGACAGTTACTGTAAACAAACCTGCACATGGTTTAGAACCTGGAGACATATTTTTATTTTCATCTGTCACACCTCCAACAGGAGCTGGTTATTCTGCAGGAGATTTTACAACAAATCCTTTTCAAGTAGTTACTGTTCCAGGAAGTGATGAGTTTACTATAACTATGGCAAGTGCTGCTGGAACTACGGTGAATGCAAGCGGATCAGCTATAGTTACACCTTATATAAAACCTGGTGCTTTAGGTTTTACTTATGGCTTTGGTTGGGGCACAGGATTATGGGGAGGTGGCCAACAAGTATTTAGCACATTGAATGGAGCTTTATTAGATGACACAGCAGGTACAGGTGGATCGGGAACCTCAATTACGCTTGCATCAACTACAGGCTTTCCATCATCAGGAACAATAAAAGTTGGAGCAGAATTTATTTCATACACAGGTATTTCATCAAATGATCTCACAGGAATTACGAGAGCTGCAG